TGACCGGCTTGCCACCTAGAATCTTTTTAACCTCTTCCAGGAATACAGCCAAGCGCAGCATGTTGCCGTACGCATTAACCGTAACTTCCTTGCCATCGATCATACACTTTTCTGCCGTTGTCGGGGTATTATCCAACTCGCGGTGATCTGTGTGCGTTAGCTCTTCCAGGCTAAAGTGTTCTGTTAACTGTGTCATCTTTTAAGCATCCCTTTGATCTCTTCTGTTTTATCCTTTGAGCCTTGGCTTGAACCAAAATAAAAAGAAAGCACCTGGCCGGCCGCGCTTGTAATAAATCCTAAAGCAAAAATAATAATCTGTTGCTGATCGCCTGGAGTGTTAACAAACATCAACACACCAATCAATAGGAATGCCAGGCCGACCACGCCCAGGGCAAGAACAGGCACCACCATTTTCTCAAAGCCTGTTGCATATTCAGATGTAGCTACAGCAGCATAAGCCTGGCGCGCAGAGTCACGGTCAGCCGCATCCATCTTGGCATATTCCAGGTCAAGCTCTTTAAGCTTCATGGTCATCTCTGGATTGCCTGTAAGGGCTTTTGTAACGCCTTCAATTGTGGAGTCAGGTATGCCTAGCTTGTCTGCAATCCAGCCAACTGCGAGGCCGCCTGCCGGGCCTGCAACTGCGGTCGCCAGCAACGGTGCCGCGCTTTTAAGTATTGTAAGTAATGTGTCCATTTTATTTGCGCCCCATGATTGTTTCGTTATCGCCTTTGCGAACCGTAATTTTTTCACCTTCAATTTGAACGCTCATTGGATCGCGATCAGCCATCCCATCTAAACGCGCAATCAATTCTTTCATGATTTCAAACTCTGGCTTTTCTTGTTTTGGGTTTGCGCCAGCAACACTGTTTAGCATAGAAATTAAAGCTGTTAAAGATGCGCCAAGCAATCCCATGACTGCGGCCATCTTGCCTTCTTCTAAAACAATGGAAGCGCCTACGCCCATTGCCACAATGATTGTGATGTAAACCAACCCGTGTTTACCAATGGCTTTACCAGCCACTTCTTTTGCAGACTCTACAGGCAAGTCTTCTAATTTATTTTCTGACATATATACCTCACTTGTTATCTATCAACCAAGAAAAGAACCAGGCAAACATGCTCACTGAAAACACAATGAATCCACCAATGATTCCGTAAAACTGTACATCTTCTGAAAGCTTTCTTTTTGCTTTCTCAATTTTTGCAATTCGGTTTCGCTCAACTCTTTCTTCTTCAGCTTTTGCTTCTCTGATCTTACGACGCTCAAGTTGAAAGTCTTCCCACAACCCGGCCATTGGAGTGTGATAAATCAAAAGCTCTTTAAGTTCTTGCTCGTACTGCTGAAGCTGCCGGACACGCATTACATTTTCAAAAGCTTGCACATCAACTGACTTGGTTTTAATTATCTTGCCTTCAATCTCTTGACCGGCTTTACATACAGTTTCTTGTGCTTCAAAAAACTTACCAAGACCACGACTAATTTCGTGCGCTATTGATCCAACGTCACTACCTACAGACTTTGCTTCTTTGTATAAATTAACCGCAGCCTTGACACCAGCCACCGCGGCCTGTGCTGCTGCAAACGCGGTGATTGGATCCATACATCTTTAACCTTTATTTTTCCACTTACTTAACACCCCAAGTAAGGTACCAGGCAATGATTGCAGCCAGTGCAAAGCACATAAACTGTACTCGCCTAACGTCTTTAAGATCATGTTGAAAGTCTTCATTGTTTTTTCTCTCCAAGTTTTCTATGTCGAGCTTGAGTTTTAAAACATACTCCCACTCTTTTGCACCGTGCTTCTTTACAAAATCAATCTTTAACTTTGCCTCTTCATCAGAGATTTGCTTCTTGCGCCGCCATTCATCAAGAGCTTTGATTAGTGCATGTTGCTTTCTAAACTCTGCTTCTCTGGCTTCCCGTCTTCTTTCTTGTGCTTTTTTCTGTGCTACATCAGAAGCGTCGTTCTGTATCTGTTCAATACTTTTAGATAAACCTTTTGTGGCTTCTCTCGTAGCGTCTAATGAACTAGATAGAGCCTTTACTCCGTCAGTTATTCCAAATGGATCTGGCACATTTCTAGTCCTTATCTTCCTTGCTTTCCAGCTTTTTAAAGATTAAGCCTAGAGTCCGATCCATCTTCACAAAACCCTCTTTCATGTCTTGCTTGATGTCGCTCACCGCATCTTTGAAATCATCTCGACGAACAAAGTCCTCATGCATTTTTGAGTCCATTCGTTGAACGTCTTTTTTAAGTTCCACAATTGCATCCCAAATGACTTTTAGGATCCAGCCTCCCAGCGCACCAGCAGCAGCGATGGCCCAATTGAAAATCATTTGATCCATCACGCACCTGGTGTTTCAGGAACGGCATCCCATGCCTGTGTTGATTCGTTCCATGTGTAAGGGCCGCCTTCAGTTGGCAATGCAACTGGGCAATTCCATAGACATGTGTCTTCGTTCAACGTCCAGCTTGCGTATGGTTTTGGTGGAATAAATGCATCGCGTGTTGCATCGTAACTAAAGCCGATGCCAGCGTAGTTTTTACGCAATGGTGTGCCGCCGTTAGCGTGAACACCGCCATGCGTGTTGTATGAAGTTTGAATCCATTGACCAGGACTAGAGTCCACAAAGGTATCAAAAAATTCCGGCTCGGCGACAATAACTTGTTCGACGATGCCGTTGTTTACTTTTGCAAAATGTGCCATAAATTTCTCCAGTTATGAGTTGTAAGTGCTAGATGTTGTAAAGGTGTGGTAGGTATAGCCTCCAGCAGAAGTAACTGTGCCGCCTGTTCCTTTTTGTGAGCCAGCGTATCGGATGATGACAATACCAGAACCTCCGGCACCGGATGGTTTTGTTCCAGTAGTACCGTAGCCCGTTCCACTAGTTCCACCTCCACCTCCACCTGTATTTACAGAACCAGCAATTCCAGATATTTCAGCATTAGTACCCTGAAACCCACCAGCGCCACCTCCTCCCGTGCCGCCAGAAGCTCTGGCAGTACCGGCCGATCCACCGCCACCGCCGCCCGCGTAAAACGTACCAAGTGATTGCCAGTTTGTGCCGGCCCCGCCAGTGCCGCCCAAGCTGTTGTTTGGAGCGTTGCCACCAACAGCAGCAGACCCACCGCCACCGCCACCACAAGATGTGCCGTCTGGAGAACCAATACCTCCGTTGTTTCCTTGGCCCGCTGTGCCGGCACCATAAGTTGTGTCGTTAGATCCGTTCCAAGTTGCGCCTCCACCAGATCCACCAGAACGAGCGTTTTGGTAACCTTCTGTTGCGTTGTACCAACCTCCCGTGCCTCCACCAATGGCTGTCAAACTTAAACCAGTTGTATTAGAACCAGCATTACCACCGCCGTCTAAAGGTGATTGGTACGCAGCGCCGCCACCGCCAACAACAATAGAAAATGCATTTCCAGAAATCATTGGATATGTGCTAGAAAGCAATCCTCCAGCACCACCGCCACCGCCACCGTTTGTGTTTGGAACGCGTGAACCTGAAGCTCCACCAGCAACAATTAAATAATCAATCGTATATGCCAAAGCGTAAGAAATCCATTCGCCGTTTTGATATGCCTCTACTTTGTTTAATGTTGTGTTGTACCTAATCATTCCAGCAGTAGGAGATCCAGGACGTTGTGCTGTAGTTCCAGAAGGCAAATCCAAATAACCAGTAGAAGTATTGTCTTGATCACTTACCGCCGTCGGAGTAACCGAGACAACAGCAAACGTGTTGTCTCCCCGCAAAAATGTTGTTGCGTCTTTTGTTCCAGTTGCGGATAACATTTCCGCGTTTACTTTAGTCAATGCCATGATTTATCCTTATGCTGTGTAGGTGCCAGAGCTTGTGAAGGTGTGGTAGGTGTAGCCTCCTGCGGTTGTCACTGTACCGCCTGTGCCGCGTTGAGAGCCATAGTAACGAATGATGACAATGCCGGAACCGCCAGCGCCGCCGTTTGCTGGGGAAGTAACAGCGTAAGCACCACCACCGCCGCCACCTCCTGTGTTTGCAGTTCCTGAAACACCATCTCGATTACCAGAGGTAGTTCCGAAACCGCCACGGCCTGCTCCGCCAGCGCCGCCATTACCAAATGCTGTACCACTTCCAGTTCCGTACGCAGAACCACCACCACCACCAGCGTACGAAGTTCCGAGTGATTGCCAGTTAATACCAGCACCACCATTGCCGCCAGAAGATGATGTTGCATTACCGCCTACTGCATTAGCGCCGCCACCACCACCACCGTAGTAAGGGTTTCCACCGGAAGCGTTGCCGCCATTGTTTCCTTGGCCGGATGTTCCAGAACCACCAACACCTAATGCGCCTGATGATGCACTACCGCCTCCACCGCCTCCAGAACCACCAGATTGGCCACTTTCATAAGTTGCATTACTGCTCCAATAAGTACCGGCTCCACCACCACCTATAGCAGTAAATGTTCCAAATACTGTATTTGAACCAGTTTTACCAGTAGAGCTACTTGTTTCTCTTGGCGCAGTGCCGCCAGCGCCGCCAGCGCCAATAGTTACTGTATACGCAGTAATAGGCATAAGCGTTGTTGATTGCGCTAAATAACCACCAGCACCACCGCCACCTCCAAGGTCTGCTCCACCACCGCCACCGCCAGCAACAGCAAGAAATTCAATTTGATATGGAGAAGCAATTTGCTCCCAAGTTGTACCGTTGTAATATTCCATGTACCCGGTAGTTGTATTAAATCTCTGCATACCAGACCCTGGAGAGCCTGGTCGTTGTCCTGTTGTACCGGCTGGCAAATCAAAATAACCAGTGCTGCTATTTGCCTGATCAGACACAGCGGTCGGCGTAACAGCCACAGTTTTAAATGTATCGTCACCAGCCAAGAATGTTGTTGCGCTTCGTGTTCCAGTAGCCGCCAACTTTGCAAGAGTTATTGCGCCATCAACAATTTTTGCAGCCGTTACTGTGCCATCGCTTGGCGTACCAATTGCCAATGGTGTTGCATAAGCAACCTCAATGTTGGTTGTGCCTGTTGGTGGCGCGGTGCTAAATGTCAACGTGGTGCCCGCCACGGAATAGGTATTCTTTTGCTGGTACACGCCATTGATGTATACGGCAGTGTTGTTCTCTGTGCTTGGGTCAGACGTCAGCGTAAACGCAACCGTGCTGTTATTGCCAGAGAAGTTATCGATGTTGACGTTGGTAGCACCAAGTCCAGACTGTGAAGCAAACCAAGTGTTTGTCTCACCATCAGCCACAAAAATAATCTGGCTGTACTGTGAGCCAATCTGCGCGCTTGTTGCGCCGTTAATGGTGTCAGAGCCAGAGCGTGCAATGTTGACCGCGTTGGCGTCAGCCGTCCACTTGACCACGGCAATCTTAAATCCGTCACCGACCAAAGCGCCAGCAATCAATGGCAACGTAATAGTGATAGCACCACTGGTTGTTGTTACCCGAATCAGATCACCCGCATCAGCAGCCAGGATTGTGTAGTTGGCGCTCTTGTCTTGCACCGCACTGTACATACCGGACGCAACAGAAGCCGCAGCCTGGGCCGCTGAACTTGCAGCGTTGGCAGCCTGGGTAGGCGCATCAATAATTGCGGCAATGTTTGTGTACGCACTGGTCACCGCGGTCATGTTGGTTGACACGGTAGTAACAGCCGCAGCGTTTGTAGCCACGGTATTGATGTTGGTGCTGTTTGCGTTTACTGCGTTTATGTTTGTAGCATTTGAGTTAACAGCATTGATGTTTGTTGAGTTACCCGCAACAGCAGTAATGTTTGTGTTGTTGCCGGCGACTGCCGTAATGTTTGTAGCGTTGCCTGCTACAGCATCAATGTTTGCAGAATTTGAATTGACCGCATTAATGTTTGTCGCGTTTGCATTGACTGCATTAATGTTTGTTGAATTTCCCGCAACAGAGTTTACGTTGGCAATGTTTGTTCCAACTGCTGTTACGTTGGCGTTGTTGGTTGCAACTGTTGTGACGTTTGCACTGATACCAGCAACTGTCGTTACGTTGCCAGAGATGCCGGCCACCGTGTTGACGTTGCTTATATTTGTGCCCACTGAATTTACGTTGGCAATGTCAACTGCCACGGTGTTTATTTCAGACACAGGCTCAAGCAAGTCAGAGCCTACGGCATTGACGTTTGCAATATTTGTTGCAGTTACGTTGACGTTGGCAATAGCCGCGCCAACAGTGTTTACGTTAGCAATGCTGCCGGCAACTGTAGTGACGTTGCTGTTGTTGCCTGCAACCGTGTTTACGTTGGCAATGTTGTCGCCAACAGAGTTCACGTTTGTAATGTTTACCGCAACAGTGTTGATCTCTGAAGTTGCCTCCAGCAGATCTGAACCGACGGCGTTTACGTTGGCAATGTTGGTTGCCGTGGTGTTAATGTTGGCAATTGAACCGGCAGCAGTGTTTACGCTGGCCACGTTTGTAGCCACTGTGTTTACGTTGGTGATTGCTCCGGCCACTGTGTTGATTGAGGCAATGTTTACCGCGTCGGTATCCAGGTTGTCAGCACTATCTGCCAGCCGAACAATGTCAGCCACCAAAGACGCGGCATCTTCCGCGCTGGTGATTGGCAGCAAAGCCGCACGGTCAAGACCTTCTTGAAGCTGTTGGATCTGGATCGTCGCACGGTCGAGCGCGTCGTTGATCACGTCAGGGTAAAAGCCGCCTTGGTTGGTCAAGTCAGTAGGCTGCAAGTTGCCAATGTCGGACGTGATTACCAGGTTAAAGCCAGCCGCTAAAGCTCCAGCTACCAAGGTAATGCTGCCGCCTGGGTTTGCGTTCTGGTCTGCATTCAACGTAACCGTGTAGTCAGTCGTCAGCGCAAGAACTGTTTCGACATTGGTTGCAACCGTCAGGCGTACGACCTCAACGTCCGCAGCCGCAAACACTTTAAAATAAAACGGAAATACCGTGGTAGTGCCGTTACCTATGTATGGCCCTGCCTTGCGGTTTGTTGAACTAATCGTCATGGACGGACTCCTGGGAGATTTTGTTTACGTTATGGCTTTCATGTGGGGATACGGGCACCTATTTCTTCTTGAACCCCAACACAATTGCCGCTGGATTTTCAGTTTCCCCCTCTGCCAAAGCGTTAATACCAGTGATGGTTCTATTCGCTTGTGCAGAAGGCAATCCTGTAATGTCGCCAAGTAAGTTGATAGCGGCTTTTCTAAACGCATCATCAAACTCAAACTGGCCTGCTTGTTTTAAAAACTTGTAGCTATCGGAAATTAATCGTAATCCGGCTGGCCCGCTGTAGTCTCGAGCGCCACCCTCGGCACCAGTGACTACTTTTGCAGCCTCGCCAAATTCACGCAGCACAACCATTGTGCCCATCAGGTACGACAACTGTTCGGCCGCCAGGTCTTTTGCAATCTTTTCCCAATCCCAATCGTCGTCGTCTTTGCTTGGTGTAACGGCAGCCTTTAAAGCGTAGGTCAAAACAACCGGCACTACAAACAACATAAGGTAGTCGGCAGCCAACTTGCCCTTGCTCTTGGCTGTCATACCCTTCATTGCGGCCAAGTTAAAAGCCGTATTCATAAAGCTGTAGTACACCGTAAACAATTTTAGTCCAGGGCCGCCGCGCTCAATAGCCGACAAGTCCTTGACCATGCCGCCACCCTGCGAGTCAATTACAGCCTGGTCAGCCAGAGCAATTGAAGTCTCTTCGTCGTTACCTTGGCCAATGCCTTTTTCATAAGCGCCGTACCAGGTTGGCACATCTACCAGGCGTTGCATTCTCATCATCATGTAGTAAGCGCCAAGCTTAACTGCACGCATTGTCTGCGACTCATCCTGAACCATGTTGCGAAGTTCGTTAAGCTCACGGAATTGTGTGCGCGAACGATTGGCCATGAAGCTAGACTTTTCGTTAACTTCTTTAAAGGCTGCGCGTGGGTTTGCAATTGTCTTGCTGATCCCGCGGCCAATGTATCTTGCCCCAACTCGGACAATAGATTGGTTAAAACCGGTTATTTGCTGCAATGCACTCATGACGTTAAAGCCTAGGCCGGCAGCACTGATGCCTTGACGTAAGCGGCCCAGGGCCATTTCGCCTGCATTCTGTGCCATCTGCTCACCAACTGCAACGTCGTTCACCCAGGTCTTGAGTTGCTCTTTAAATTCTGGACCATATTGGCTGCGGATCGCTTCATCAATTGATTGTGAGCGCAGCAGCTTGTTGGCATCAATAAGCCACTCATGCCAGGACAGATCATGGATCACGTCATTGATACCAGAGTACATGCCAGCCATTGTGTAAAGCAATGGGCGGCCCTTGACCTCTTCAACCCGGCCCTTGGTAAAGCTGCGTTTTGTGGTGGCACTTGTGTACGCACCTTGCAGCATACGTTTTGCGTCTTCTGCATCAGCGTTTGTTTCCGCACGCTGGCTTGCAACTGGGTCGTACTTAATTGGGTAGTAGCCACCGCGCAGAGTGACGTCTGTGCCATCAGCAGATTTGATTGTGATTGAACGTGGCTCGATCCATTTAGGCTCTTTGCCGTAAAGCTTGCGCTCTTTCTCTGCAATCATTGGTCGATACGTTTCAAAATAATCCCAGATCTTTTGAACGGCTTGCAATTCTTTCTCTGTCAGAGATTCAAGGATAGGCATCACCTGGCTCATAGACCAGCCTTCGCCGCCCAGCAATCGCTGTGTGTTGCCTTCGTTACCGACGTTCAACGCAATAGCAATTTGCGACTCTTTGTTAAAGCTGCGCCCAACGCTTGCAAAGAATTTGCCATTCCCACCCATCTTGCCGGTAGCAAAAATAGGAGCCATGATTTTTGTCAAAGATTCAGTAGCCTTGGCGCGCATCTCCGTTTCCATGTCGCCACGGTTGTTTGCTGTGCGGATGAAATATTCCCACATCTTGCCGCCGTCTTTGCCGCCATCCATGATTCGAGCAATGGTTGCCGCTTTGATGTGCGATGCCCAGAAGCGTTTTAAAGTTTGAGCGTAACGACCAAGGTCGGTTGTTGGCGTGCGTGCCGTGGCCACCCGGCCGTTGGCGTTCTCATTGATGCCCTCAACGATCTCTTCCTTGGCCTGCTTGTAAGCAACTTCTTTTGCCGAAGTAAGCATGTTCTGCTCGGTGCGGCCCATGTGTTCAATTTGTTGGATGGTGCTTACCAGGTCGCGGAACTCCGACACAGTCATATTTCTATATGACTTGCGGTTTGCCTCGGCTTCCATCTCTGGTGAGATTTCTGGCTCATACCCGGCAGCGCGCTGGTTTTCAATCCACTTGGCCAGGGTTGTACGTTTATCCACTTCCCTCAAGCTAATTGGACGAAGCTCAAAACGCTCAAGCAACTGGTCAATCTGTTCGCTATAGTCCGCGCCCACGCGCTTGCGTGATGCATCGCTTTGAACCTTGCGGAAATATTTAAGACCCTTGTCAATCTCTTGGCTGGCCTTGGTTGCCTCGGAGGTCAATTGGTTATTGAGCAGGCGGTTCTGTAAAGCCTGGGTTACGGCATCCGCATCCCCTGCCTTCATGGCTTTTTCTGCCTGACGCGTTGAGCGGGTTTCTGCCGCGCTGTATTCGCTTGCCTTGGTATCGCGTACCAACTTGTTGCCAATGATGTTACGGGCCGCCTGGCGGGCCGCTGCAAGCATGA